TCAGTCAACCACCAGGGAATAATCCTTCGAATTCTTATCGTGCTTCACCAACGCTGCCTCAATTGCCCTGAATGCTTCCAGAGACACTTGATGTTCTATACATGCAATTACAACATCCGGGTAACCCATCGAAATGGTGCTATTAAGCATAGTTTTTACACGAACCTGCTCCTGGGAGGGGGCATCAGTGTATTGATCTTTATGCATTTTGTCGCTCCATGCGTTTGCTCTTCACTTGCGGCTAAAAATATAACGTCAAATCACTCAGCATGAAAGAGTGAAAGTTTCAGCGCGTTTCCCTTACATAATCTGTCGTTTGTATTCTCTTCAGGCATACCGGAAAGACTAGGTATTGTCACACAACCAATACCATCGACAATCGAGATTTATATCTATTCGGTAATGTTTAAATATAACAAAACCCCGTAAAAACGAGGTTTATGGGTAATTTGTATTGTTGAATAGCATCTGATGAGAAATTGATGCTAATACTATAAACATACTAGATTAAATCAATCTTGATATCGTAGCTTTCAAGACCAGTCATTTTTTCCCGTGCAGTAAACTGGATACTGGTAACTTCTTTCCCGGTCTTTTTCTTAAGCTCAATGATTTTTTTTGTTATATATTCAGAAATATCTGCTTCTGTTTTTGTTTTTAACTCTTCAATGTTCATCATTTCCTCTTTTAGTCTGTTATGACTTTCCTGGTACACAGTAGTGTCAATTATATGGAGCAAACGTATAAAAGATAAGATGAAACATCGCAATAATCAACATACGACGGTCTAAATTTCACACAAACAGATAAAGATGATTATCATTTATTATCAATGCATTAGAATCAAATCAATTCAAGAGTCTCATTGCTGCTTCCAGAATTTCTTCTGAAGTAACATGTCGATCCGCTGCTACATAAATGACTTTATGATCTCCGGTCAGAGATGGAAACCCTGCAGCCATTACAGTGAGGTGTGTTGTTTCGCCATTTGGATATTCACGCATGATGGTGTTAACTCCGGTCATCACTGGCACTACCATTGCTGGTTCAGAGTTAAAAAAAACTATTATTTTTTTCATAATGTTACCGTAATATGTGAGTATCCATCGACTAGACACTAAGCAAAAAAGCTCCCGAAGGAGCCTTCATTTTCACTTTCTTAAATCTAACGACAGACGGCTAACATTTAAGTATTGTGAAATATTATCAAATGTAATCATCATTGATTTACAAAAGATACATTTTGCCCCGAAAGGATTCCTGTCAGAAACATCAAAAGATGATGTTCTATACTGAGAACCATGGCAACACGGGCATCTAAAGTGAATATGGTTTGTAATATTTTCTACCTCAAAGTGCCACTACATGAACAGCCGCGGGGCCTTTAGGTCCGTTCTCAATACCAAATTCGACTTCCTGATTCTCAGTTAACGTTTTGAAATCGTTGCTCTGAATAGCTGAGAAATGGACAAACACATCTTTGCTACCATCTTTCGGCGTGATGAAACCAAAACCTTTTTCAGGGTTAAACCATTTCACTAAACCAGTCATTTTGTTAGACATCATTATTACCTTTTGAAGAAGTTAGCCCTTGGGCAGAATGGTCCGAAAAAAAATATCAGAGAGAAAAACCAACAAGGAAATCTCAAGAGGTACAAATAATAAAATTATAACAATGACTGCTTCAGATAATTTTGTAACAAACCAGAACACCATTAACGCATGATTAACCAACCATAGCAAGGATTACTTTTGTAAAGAAAAACACACGAATGAAACAATAGCTTTATTTATTAATAAAACGTGTCATTCTGTCTAATGACCTTTTATCTTACCCTTAAGATTTCAAGAATTTTGACTCATGGAAGAGTCCTTTTTATTTAAATTTCATATTCAGCGCTAAAAATAATCCGATTTAATATTAATCTACATCTGATATTTTTTATCTCTTAAAGATTCATAAATCCGTTGACAAGTCACTCCTGCGATGTAGCGTTTGTCAGCAATTTCAGCATAAAGCTGAGCTTCTGCTGCAATATCTCCGAGCATGTTGGTGAGCATTCCTTCGGCGGCTTTGGTTGTTTTGCCTCTGACGGCAGCGGCAAGATTTGCGGTATGCTGCGCTGCGTCAAGGCGTATGGCATATTTTGTTGCTTCGGCACGCAGCTGGTTAACACTATCAGACAGATCAGCAGCCCTGGCAGAAATTTCAGCGGCTTTCTGTTGTGCATCTTTAACAGCCTCATCACGGGATATAGTTCGCCCCTGTTCAATTATTCGAGCAGCAAATTGGACATTTACCTCTTGAGATAATTCGGCAGCATCACGCTCCGCCCATTTTTTTTGCCATCCTCTGTCGCTCCAGACATTACCTACGACAAATCCTACCAACACGAGCAAAATCACCGTGAATATCTGATTCACTGTTCTATCCCCCAGCAGGTTAATGCACTCTCCTGGTCACGACGAATAACCTGACCGTAACAATTATTTGAACGAATGCGGCAATCACGTCCACCGTCCTTTATCCACCAGCGAATCGCCTCGCATGCGCCTTTACGATCACCGGCATTAAGCCGCTTATAAAACGTCGACGGAAAACACTTACCAGGGCCAATGTTATAGGGACAGAATGACGCGATACCGGCTTTCTGTGGCTCGGTCAGTGGAACTTTTATATTGCGCTCCACCCATGCCAGCGCCTTATCCCGCTCAATGGCGTTAACCTGGGCGCATTTTTCCTTCGACAGTTTCATTCCCGGAATAACAGGTTTACCGTCCACCATCGTTGCTCCCCGACAGATGGTCCATATGCCGGAGCCATCGCGGTATGCAGTGGTGTGATTCCCCTCTTTTTCATCCAGAAACTGATCGAGAATGTCAGGGGCAGGAGCACTGGCGGCAATCAGTGCCAGAACAGCAGCCGACAGGCTGTATCTGATTTTTACGTTCATGGATATTTATCAGGATTTATCGGCTTCAAATCCCCGGATATGTTAAATCTTACCTCACCAGTGATGGGCACTGGCGGGAGGAGGATGTCAATCTGATAAACACAGAGGTGACTATGGATTACACAAATCTACCAAAACAAACTTTTGCTGATTTAATCGCACTCAGGCAAGCAGTCGTAGCTCTAATCAACTTGTTGCCGGAGAAGGAAAAGGAATTAGTTAAAGCGCTTCTTAACAGAACTGCCGCCGATTTTTCATCATATCCACTGACAGATGACCTTGCGGACCTTCCTGAATTAATTGCAGCGTCCGCCATTAAGCTTACTGAAGAGATTTACCCTCCTCAAAAATCTTCACAAAATTCCTGCGAGTAACTTCAATGCAATAATCGTAAAACGCCGCAAACTGCTCATCGCGGCGTTTTTTTTCATCTTCAGAAGGAATCAGCACCGACAATTTTTTATTCAGATCAGCGACGCTGCCCTCCAGTTTTTCAATGGGCGATTCAATATCATCTTTTTCTGACCGCAATGCCGTCGGTGGCGTCTTCAGAGAACCAGTAATTCTTCCCGGTAGCTTTCCTTTGTAGGTTATCCACACATTCTGCGCCTCTAAAATTACGGGGCGCTTTTCCGGCGACAGCTCATCCCCTTCACATAACCCGGCAGCAACATCCAGGAAGACCTGTCTGATGCTCCTTCTCGCTGCTGCCTCATAAAACTCAAGCGCGGCACCTTCAACACGGTCCAGCGAGATGTCCAGGTCAAAAATTTCACCGTCAAAGCGTTTTTTGTCCCGTAAGGCTACAGTTACCGCCACTTTATTCTCAAAATTGCGGACTCCTTTCACAACCAGTTCATAGTCTTGTGTCATTGGATTACTCTCTTCTCGCAACCTTACGCCTGTCTTCTTTAATCTTGAAATAAAGGTTTGTCAGATACGTCAGCAGGCCAAAAACCAGACTACCCAGCACACCGATTGCAGCCCACTGTGACGGAGTTACTTTATCGAGTAACTGCAATGCCCAGAAACCAGCATTACCAGCCGATGTGCCATAGGCGATACCTGTTGTTAACTTATCCATTGATTTCATATCCTCGCCCCGATGTACACAGATGGTGCAATATGTTTGAAAAGATCGGAGTCTATGGGTTAGTTTTTATAGCAAACATTGTTCTCAACGGCGCTAAAAAACAGACACATTAAAAATGTGGGTAATTATTTTAAAAGAAAATCATGTATTAAATAATAATACGAGATATGTTTTCATATTTAGTGTACTGTATACGGCCATTTATACAGGAAAAGCCTATGTCAGAACGTAAAGACTCAAAATCACGCCGTAATTATCTCGTTAAATGTTCCTGCCCAAACTGCACCCAAGAGTCAGAACACAGTTTTTCAAGAGTACAAAAAGGTGCCCTTTTGATCTGCCCTCATTGCAACAAAGTATTCCAGACAAATCTTAAAGCTGTAGCGTGATTGATTTTATTCGCAACAAGTATTTTTTATATTTTAATAACATATTTAAAGCAGATAATAAAAAACCCGCCTGAGCGGGTTTAATATTGTGGTGCTTTTTGTGGGAGTCATCCACTTACGCACTTTGTTTTGCTATGCCAGCAGTTAGCTTCTGCTGTAAAACTATTCATGCAGCAAACCTGTACTTCACCACAATGGTTAGCATACTTTTCCTGATTAAGTTATTGCCAAATATGCTGGCCATTGTTTCATGTATTGGACCTCCTTACTATTTATTAAAGAGATCCAATATTCACCACTCTGTCTGTATCTCCACTCAGGCATCAGCCTTCTTCGTTATCGTATACAGACAAACTATGAATTTTAATCAGTAATTATGACATTTGCTGCTGCTGGACCTTTAGCACCACTCTCTACAGAGAAGGTAACCTTTTGACCTTCAAATAAGGTTCGATAATTATCATTCTGAATCGCAGAAAAATGCACAAACACATCTTTACTACCATCAACAGGAGAAATAAAGCCAAAACCTTTATCAGCGTTAAACCATTTTACTAAACCAGTCATTTTATTTGACATTCTACATTCCTTAACTTGAGCCTTTCGGCATAAATGGCTTGTATAACAGAAACGACTTCGTACTTAATTGGAGAGACTCAAAGAAGGAATAAGTGAATAACACCTGAAATGAGAACTGCTTTAGTAAACTACTTCGTATATCGTCTGTTCTTCAAACCGACGCAATCATTAACGCATAGTTGAACATATGAAGCAATGTTTATTTTAGACATCCAGCCATCTTCAACCCCATCAAAAAACTATAGCTTTCTTCAGGAACGTGTGTATAGTGCGCCAAGTTATCAGTATTAAGGAATTTTTTTGTCCCGTAAAATGACAGGAATTCTCAAAACCTTTGACGGCAAAAGCGGCAAAGGTCTTATAACCCCATCCGATGGTCGTATCGATGTCCAGCTTCATGTTTCAGCGCTCAATCTCCGCGATGCAGAAGAAATTACCACCGGATTACGCGTGGAATTTTGCCGGATAAATGGTCTGCGTGGACCATCAGCTGCCAATGTTTACCTTTCATGAGCTATATTAAAGCTTTAACTTCAAGCCCCATCGAATCAAACATGGAGAGTTTTCATGAATAAACCCGTCTGTCTTGATGACTGGTTGATTGGCTTTAAAAGCTTATGCTGTACTTTGACCTTAATAGCTCTGCTAATAATGTAATAAGCAGACTCATTGTATCTATGGACATTGTACTGGAAGAAAACATTTTAAACATCAGGCAAAAAACAAAGTCACCCGATAAATAATAAGTAAACTAACATGAATCCCGTAATGAGATTCAACATCTCTATTACCCTATTTAAAGCACAAAAACCCGCTCATCAGCGGGTTTTCTACTTTTTCTTAACTTCGGGTATACAAAGCCCATCGTTGAAAAAATTATATCCATATTTTTTGAAAAATGCAAGCATCACGTCGCCATCTTCGGCGAAAATCACTTATCTCGTCACCTTTCTCAATTGTGCTTCAGCGTAAGATTCCTCCTGCCAGCACTTTGTAACCAGTTTATCAATGACATTTGCATATCCTTTATACCACTGATAATCACTCAGGTCCGGTACCAGCTTCTGGACATGATGCCGCGCCAGTGTGGTTGGTAAACGACTAAACCGTTTTCCATTGCAACGCCCACAAATCTTATAAACAGGTGTGCCATGAAGCCGGGTCCTTTTTTCATCCAGGACAATACCTTTACCCTTACACCCTCTGCACGCTGTGCTGACTTCTCCCTTACCATGGCAATGCTGACATAGTTCCTTCACCCACTCTTCTTTGATAACAGATTCCCCGCTTCTGGAGTGTTTCACCACTTCGCGCAATACATTATGAAATCCAGTACCAGCACAATGCTCACAACGAGCCTTACTTGCCGCAGACCTGGAATAATCAGCAAAGGCAAAATTCACAAGGTAAGGAATAATCTGTAGCCGGGTTTCTTCACTCAATTTATTCAATGTCGGGTTATCCAGTGCCATCGCGTAATTGAGCAGACCTTCAATCGCAAACTGAGGATCCTGAACACCAACTTTTGCCAGGAATAAGGCAAACCCAAGCGGTGCTTTCGACTGCACCATCCCCTGCGCAGCCATCACATCCGTAATCGTTAAACCACCAGAGCCTGTCGCCGGTGCGTCATCACTCAATTTTGGAGATTTTGGGGAGTAATATTTTGGTAAGGCTTCAAGGTTCATGCTCGTTCTCCACTTACGCCAGTACGCCTATTGCCAGCGCACGATCGATAAAACGAAATATCAGCTCCAGCTGGGAGCCATACTTCTCTTCAAATGCCACGGTATCCGCATGCAGCTCGTCGTGATGCTTTCTGCACAAAGGCAACACAAAAAGGTCATGCGCTTTTGTACCCATTCCCCCCTGACCGTGGCCTATCAGGTGGTGGGGATCATCAGCAGGTTTTCCACAACATGCGCACGGCTGCGTCTTAACCCAGCGCGTGTACTTTTCATTAACCCAGCGGTGACGTTTTGGGCGTAACATAAAAGACTCCGGCGACTCCGGATCCACTTTCAGCGCCAGCACCTTTTTCGCCTTATCCTGGATGATGCTGGTGGCAGGAACCGAAGGCACAAGGTCACTTTCCCGGGTAACAGACGGCACAACAGGCTTCGGTAATCTCAGTGCCTTACGGGCTGCACTTTCCGGTAAGGCATCCGCCAGATCATTACGAATCAGCCACCAGCACAGTTCCGGCATTGTCACAACATGACTGTCATCAAAACCGAGATCCCGACGCACAACAGACAACACCCAGCGGGCACAGTTATCCGTTGCCATTGATTCCAGCCGTTCCGTGAACTGATCGCGCAGCTGGTTATCGCAGTGCCAGCACAGACGGATTGCGCCCGGAGCGTGTCGCATTGTTGTCATGTTCTCGCTGTGCCAGTCGGAATGAGGCCACTGGCAGCCTTTTTCACGAAGTAACCAGCTTTCAAGACATTCCACGCCACCAGCACGACGGATCACTGCCTCATTGCGGAACACGGCCCGAACGGCAGGATCATCCGCCAGCGGTTGTGATGCCGCCGGAACGGCACCACTGGCAAAAGATGAATAACGTTCTGGCTCAGGCTCCAGCAGGACACGCCCCTGCATAAACAGGGGCATCAGCTCTGAACCGGGTCTGAACAATACGATCCCCATACGCGGGGCAATTTCAGGGGTCAGTAATGCTCTCACGGTCACCTCAATGAACGGTATCGAGCAGCTTTAACAGCTCAGGGAATCGGGATTCGAAGAAATGCGGCTGCGTCTCGCGCGGATTTGCGGGACTGGTGATGTTCTTGCCGAACATGCAACCTTTCGCTGTCAGCGACCAGAATTTTTTGATGTTGTTAATCGCGGTACGGCTGTATCGTTCGCGCTGCTCGACGATCCCCAGCTTCACCATCTGGTGATATGCCTGATTAGCTGTCAGGCGGATACCATACTGCTTCAGCAGTGCACTCAGTGACAGCGTGGGGCGGCTTGAGCCATCAGGCGCGTCAGCAGGAGCATCAATGGCATAGCGCGGTGCCAGATTCGGTAAGCCAACAGCCTCCTGAAGCTTCTGACAGGCTCCAAGCACTGATGAGTTAGACAGGTTTAATTCCCGGCGCATAAAGTCCAGCAGGATCACACCAGCCTGCATCTTGTCAGCAGCCTGTCCGGATAATTTTTCCGGTGCGCTGGTTACCATGTCGAAAGTACGGATCACCTTCAGATGGAATGACGGGCTGATCCACATTGCATAGGCATACACCAGTTCTTTGCAGACATACGTCCCCTGGTTATTTCCGCCACGAATAACGTTAACTGGCTCTATATTGACCGAGTTGCAAATCTGCAACTCGCTTATTAAACGCTCAGTTTGCTCATTGCGGAGCCAGAATGCAGGCTTATGCTTATCCAGAGAACCAGCAACCCTGTGCAGATCGTTCAGGCTGTAACGCCCATAAGCATCACGACGAACTTCAATACCATCAATAACCATCAGATTATTCATACTTCGTTTCTCCTCTTAATCAGGCGGCTGCACCCGCCGGTTTCTCATACTTACTGATAGTGATCTCGACCTTCCCTTTCGGGATAACCGGTCCCCACTCCACCAGCATTCTTTTCACCTGACTGTCGTCTTCCCACACCCCCGCGTGGGTCAGGGCGTCAAACAGCGCCTTGTTATAGTTGTCCAGATCGCGGATCCTGTTATCCGGAGGAAACAACACGATCTCCACTGAAGCAGGTGCCGACGTTGGTTTCGGCAGACGACGTAACTGCTCAACTATTGCTGCACACGCCGCGCTCTGGAATTTGCGCCCCGCCGCGCTTATCAGGCTCTTACCTGCAAACGCCCCTTTGTTGGGGTGTCGCCAGTACGTGTTCACGCTGGGCGGGAAAGGCAGGATCAGCTTCATACTTTCAGGCCCCTCTCATGTAACCAGTGGGCTGCACGCAGCCTGGCGTTTTCCTCACCGACAAGCAGTGAGCGGATAATCCCGACCGCCTCGCTGTCGTCGTCCTTCACCGCGGTATGAAGCGTGATGCCCCGGGCCACGCCACGCTTTATCGTGATGACGCCTTTTTTCTCCAGTGCGCGAAGATGTTCTACCGCTGCATTCACTGAACGGTATCCCAGCATGGTTGCCACCTCCTGATTGGTTGGCGGGAAGCCACGTTCTTTCTGATAAGAAATCAGCATATCCAGCACCTGCTGCTGGCATTGAGTTAACGTCGTCATGCCACCATCTCCCTGACCAGTTTTTCTGCCTGCTGGCGAACCTGCGCCAGAAAGGCCTCACCACATGCCTCAAGTTCATCGCGCCCGATGTAGCTGATTGCCGGTCCCTTCCAGGTCTTGTCGAAAACAGCAATAGCACCAGCGAAGAAAGCTCCTGTCGGAACCTGCTTCTCATCCTTCGGGATAAACCAGGCTGGCAGTTCAAAACCAATACGCCCGCGAATAAAAGCAATATGGTCTGCATCTTCCGGCCACCAAACTTCGCTGGTGGCAGCTTTGATCAGGAAAACATAGCGCCCGCCTTTATCACGCATAGCACTGGCATGTTTCATGATGTAACGCATGCCGGTGATGTATTGCCCCTCATGCTGACTGGCGCGGCTGTACGGGGGATTACCAAAGGCAGCACCTTTAAGCTCCGCAAGACGTTCAGACCAGTCATGCGCCAGCGCGTTGTCTTCCGCAGTGTAATAAGCGGCACATTTGGCGTTATCACCATCAGTGAACAGATCCAGAACAAACGGGCCAAACAGGGTGTTAATTCCCCAGAAAATGTTGTCCGGCGTGCGCCACTGATCGCCCACTTCCTTCAGTTCATGGGCTGGTTTGTTCCGCAGCTCCACCAGCGCCTGGCAATATTTATTACTCATTAAGCCCCCACGTAATTCCCTGACAGATACCACTCTTCACCCGATGCAGCGCGCTTGCTGCTTTTCCGTAAGCACCGCTCACGATGCGCCAGAAAATTGTTTCGTTCTGGCTGGGAGTGGCTTTCACGGAATGCCTCCATCCACACCGTTGCAGCTCGACGGAATAAGCCCCTGGACTCCAGTTCTTCAGCCTGGCGGGTCAGGCACAAAATCACCCGGGGGTCGTTAGTGCCGACATAGAAATTGCGCACAGGTCTGGTTTCACGAACTGGTTGTGGTTCCGGCTCCTGCGCTCTCTCAGTCAGGCGCGGGAAATGTCTGCGTGTATCCCCTTCACAACGGTGAGCCACACGCCCACTCTGACGTAACTTGCTTGCTGACTGCAGAACGCGCTGCCGTGAGTAACCAGCAAAAGCATCTGCAATGTCTCCGGAAGTACACCCCGGATGGGCTTCAATGAATTTCTGAACGTCATTTAACAGACTCATGATCACCCCCTGAATCCTGCCGGGATCTGGCTGTAGTCCACGTTGTCGTAACTGGATTTGAAGTACGGGTCTTCGCGTTTTTCGGTGTACGTGCTGACGGACGGCGATAAGCGCAGGGAAAGCTCATCCCATTTTTCCCGCAACTTCGACGGGCTGAGCACGTTACGGCACCAGAACGGATCGCGGCTGACGCGGCTGTACATCTCGCAGATTTGTTTGTGAGTACGACCATCCTGCACACACATCAGGCGAATTTCGTTTGCCCAGGCTGTCCAGTTCGGTTCTTTGGGACGAACCACCTCGCCGTCACATTCGGCAGCCTGCTCGTACAGGGCGATGATTTTTTTCCAGAGCCACTGTGCGCAGGTCAAATCATCCTGCGTCCCCCACTGGCGCTTTTTAGGGCTGAATACAACCGCATCAGGATGGCGAGTTAAAAAATCCTGTTCAGCCGTCTGCGTGTCCGGTTGCGAAGCGTCCGGACGAGAAGGTTTTTTATCTGACGGATCATGTTTTGATTTTACTGACGGATCCCCGCCAGATTCTGACGGGTGAAAACCCGCTTTTTTGCCAGATTTCGACGCATCAAATTTTGACGGGTCAGATTTTGATGCGTCAGATTTTGACGGGTCAGAATCTGACAGTTGAGAAAATGCCGCTGCCTGAAGCTTCGCAACGTTAAGCTGATAAACATTCGACGCATTGCGGTTACCCTGGCGACGCGCCTTACGCGTTAACCAGCCTTCTGCTTCCAGCCGTGCGATAGCCGTTCTGACGGTACTCATCCCCGCGCCAATCTGACGGGCAATGGTTTCAATTGATGGCCAGCACACACCTTCGTCATTACTGAAATCAGCCAGGCGGGCCATAATTGCCACGCTGGATAACTTCATGCCTGATGCAGCGCAACCATCCCATACATAGCCGGTTAATTTAGTGCTCATGACCGACCTCTATTTCCCTGAATTTACGACGAAACTGTTCGAGCGGACTGAAGCATTCATGCTCATAACCTTCGCGGAGGTAGATAACCCGTTGTGTTTCCGGTTCCCAACGAATGACTCTGACGGGCACTCCGTAGTGATCTTTGAACCAGCGGTTAACTTGTCGCAAAGGACTGTCTCCTTCTGCCGGTTGAAATCACCCACAGCCCACTCTGCAAAGCAGTGGGTTACAATTTCCCTGTCACCTGGTACATTCACTGCATAGCAATACTCCACCTTCGCTTTTCCACCCGGTACAGGAAGTGCAATCAGTTGCGAGCGACGGTAGTGTGTTGTTAAACTGTTCATGCGTTAGTTTCTCCACAGTCACGACACGCCACGGCGCCCGGAGCTGCACACTCGCGGGCGTCATTACTTTCTGAAATGCAAAAAATTTTGTAGACCAGTGCTGCATGCTCCTGCAGCTTCGAAATTGAGAGGTAGAGCTCGTCATTAATTGCTGTCTTCTCATGCGGTTCCACTACACCGTCTTCGATTGCTGAACGAATCTGTTTTGAATAACTGCCGATCTGTTCAATGACTTCCAGCAGACGCTGGTTAATATCGGCGTTGTCCACATCCTCGACGTCAGGAAGAGACACAAAGACGCCATTTGCAGACTGCGCCACAGCATCAGCAATGAAGTGAGTTCCACCAGCACGTTGCAAAATCATTGCCCATCCCAGCGGGAAAATCTGATCGCCATCGGCACGAAGGCGGTTAAATAATGCGTTCTCTGTTACATCCAGCCAGTCAGCAGCTTCAGCGTAACCCCCCGGCAACGCCGCGATAGTTTTTCTGACAGCTTTCACGTACCACTCAGGCTGTTTGTCTACTTTCCAGTGATGCTTACCCACGGTTCACCTCCTGTTCCTGTGGTTTAAACCCATTCTGGTTTTGGCTAGATTGAAAACGTGCCGGATAAAGAATCTGCATTTCGCTGATTTCACCCTTAAAAAAATTGGCTAAACGTTCTGCAAGCTCGATAGATGGAATCTGCTCCAGCCTCTCAATACGACTCAACGTCGCTGGATTGACTTGAACACCCGCAGCAACATGCTGCAAAGTGAAACAATGCGCCTTACGCACATTTCGTAATGGTGATTGCATATGTCCTCCAAATATTGCGCGTTATGCATATTATTTCACGCAAGTATTTTGCGCAAGTTGATTTGCTTATCACGCAATAAAGAAATGTAATAAACGCATGAACATAGGAAACCGAGTCAGACAACTTCGCCAAGCGAAGAACATGAAAATCGCCGATCTCGCTGAAGCAATAGGAGTAGATGCGGCGAACATCTCGCGCTTAGAAACGGGTAAGCAGAAACAATTTACCGAACAAACACTGAGTAATATTGCCAAGAGCTTAGGTGTTGATATTGCTGATCTCTTTACCTCTGCCCTCAAAAGTAATACTGTATATAAAAACAGTAATAATGAGGATGTTGCGCAGGTGAAGGATGTGTTCCGTATTGAAATGCTGGATATCAGTGCCAGTGCGGGAAATGGCCTTATCCAGGGCGGTGATGTCATTGATGTGATTCATGCCATCGAATACAGAACTGATAATGCTGTATCAATGTTCGGCGGACGACCAGCCAATCACATCAAAGTTATCAACGTTCGTGGGGACAGTATGTGTCCAACCATTGAGCCAGGAGATCTCATCTTCGTCGATGTCAGCATCAATCAGTTTGATGGTGATGGTATATATGTCTTTGGTTTTGATGACAAAATATACGTTAAAAGACTTCAAATGATTCCTGACAAACTGCTGGTGATTTCTGATAACCAGATTTACCGTGAATGGGGAATTACTAGCGAAAACGAACACCGATTCATGGTCTTTGGAAAGGTCTTAATCAGTCAGTCGCAAATCCTTAAGAGACATAATTAACCTCAATATCCCATCCAGCGGCCACCGAAAGGTGGCTTTTTATCACCCATAATTTGCATATCTCGCAAAATACTACTTGCATATCTCGCAATTTAATTTTATCTTTTGTTCCAGACCAACTACAGGATTACAACAAAATCTGGTTGCAACACGGTGCATGGTGCATGTGTCGTAAGCGGTCAGTAAATGTCAAAAACGAACAGGCAGGACGCCCACGAAGTAGCCGCCTGGGGCATATGAAGTCCAGGATGATTCGTTAGCAACAAAAAAGCGCCCTACAGGACGCTTAGCTCTTTAACAATCTGGTCCCCATCAACAAGTAACTGATAACTTGAGGAGGTGTGAAATGCACAAAACAGAACCCAAAATCGTCGCGCCCGGATACACAAATGAGGAAATTTACGAGTGGATGGCAAAGAAGCTGGCAGCTATAAACCAGCTTCGTGAAGTGCTGTCTTATCGACAGGAAACAATAGACTCCTTAAAAAAACTGGATCAGGAAATCACGGTTTTATCACAGGATGTTACTTTAGATATTGTGCAGACAAATTAGGATCCCATTCATTTTCGTCAAAATCATCAAAGTGATGAATTTGTGATCTCCAGTCTCGATAATCTAAAAATTTCTGGGCGGTTACGCTTATTTTATCAAGTGTGAGTTCATCCTGAATTGAAAGAAGAAGTTCATCAAATTTCATCTCATTAATCTGTTTTGGCATCCAGTGATGCTTCATCAGAATAAGGTGAACCAGAGCCTTTTTCCCATTCAACTGATTATAGGGAGTGCCGAATTTCTTCCGGTGCTCATGTAAGACAAGGTCCAGAAGAGTAAGTAATGTTGCCCTTGATTCCACTTTGCTTATTTCGACTGATGACACTACCCCACTGATTTCAATGCCCCGATACTTTCCAACATTTTCACAGTGGGATTTGTACAGCGTATAGATATTACCGGACATTTCTTTTCCTTTTGCGTTGTTGGGGATAACCAGATTAACCGAATCCTTGTTGTTGGGGAATAACCAGGTCCACCTCGCCTGATGTGGCTAAAAGCAGGCACATAACAGCTAAGTATTTTCAACCAGAGAGAATCCTTAGCGTTGTGGTGAATGCGGCTCAGCGCACGCGGATTAAGGTTGAGGCTGACAGTCGACCTTCTGTGGATACCCACCCGTCTGGTGTACAACCTTCGCCAGGCACCGGGAGGCACCCGGCACCACAACTTTATGCTGTGTGTAGTCTTGGCGGTACCAGCTTGTACCCTTGCTTCCGGCTGGTACCGTCCTTTTTACAAAACAGAGAAGAGCATCATCGGACGACGGGCTCATAACCCAATCCATCCGGGCTGCTGCCACCGCAGGTGTTCTTCTCTGTTTTGTGGAGAAACTAACCGCCCCTGCGGGGCATTTATTGAAACGTAATTGACTCAATAATCGCCGGATGGAGAGGGCTTCCTTTTACCAAAATTCAGCGCGGTGCAGCGCATTTAAAGTGGAGAACGAAATGTCATTTATTAAAACTTTTTCCGGGAAGCATTTTTATTATGACAAGATAAATAAAAATGACATCGTTATTAACGATATCGCGGTTTCCCTTTCAAATATCTGTCGCTTTGCTGGTCATCTTTCACACTTCTACAGCGTTGCCCAACATGCGGTGCTTTGCAGCCAGCTGGTACCACAGGAATTTGCTTTTGAAGCGTTAATGCATGATGCAACAGAAGCGTATTGTCAGGACATCCCCGCGCCACTGAAACGCCTTCTTCCTGACTATAAACGGATGGAAGAAAAAATAGACGCCGTAATCCGTGAGAAATACGGGTTACCCCCGGTTATGAGCACGCCTGTAAAATATGCCGATCTCATCATGCTCGCAACCGAACGCCGTGATCTCGGGCTTGATGATGGCTCTTTCTGGCCTGTACTGGAAGGTATCCCGGCAACAGAGATGTTCAAAGTTATTCCACAGTCGCCAGGCCATGCCTACGGGATGTTTATGGAACGCTTTAACGAGTTATCGGAGTTACGCAAATGCGCATGAGTCTTTCAACTGCACAACCATTGGAGGGGTAGCAATGAACAACTTAATGACAACTAAACAGGTCGCCGACTTCTGTGGTGTTTCAATATCAACAGTGCTTCGCTGGAACAGCATAAACCATAGAACAGGTAAGAAATATAGACCAGACTTTCCTGATCCTGATATAAAATCCTGTCCCAATAAATGGGCATCACACAAGATTTATAGGTTTGCGGGTATTATCGAATAACGTTTATTTGTTTCGATGTTAGCTGACACATCTATGGCACAGAGCAAAACCGAATATGATTGTCCACTCTGTGCTAGTAGAAAACATAGATATCAACTATCCGTACCAATCTGTGAGTATAGAATAAATTAATCTGCTCGCAACTAATAGCCTCTAACAGCCAATACAGTGCCACCGATGATACAAAAAACAATACTCCAAAAAGCGTCTGGTATTGGATTGTCATTACTAGCTTCCGAGGTGAGATATGCATTAAGCCAGGTGCGCTGGAAACGTTATGTTTCCCTAATGGAATTGCCCATGACTCAACATATTTTTTCTCTGTTGCTAGCGAATAGACCTAAAATGATAAGCACCATTAACATCAACAGCGCCCCCTTGAGCTCTTCTTTTCGGTGAAAAGCCCATCATCAACGGCGCATTGCCTAACCCGAATTCTAGCCACCTTAGCCAGTATTTCCCCCCTAGATACCAAATGCTTACCCCTCTATTTGCTCTGATAATACTTTATTGCATAATCCCTCACTACATTAGACACTGCGTCAATCCTGCCTTCTATAGCTTGTTTTAACGCTTTCGGCACATTCCTCTGAACCAGCCCCAGATATGGCTGTTAAATTTTTACTTACATTCAAAAAAACTTTAACTTTTGCAATCAGATCATATGATGTTGTTAATGGTAATATTCTGAATCTAAAATGACTTAAGAGTTCGTAGGTTAGAGGGACATGTATGACTTCTGAAAGCAACAGAATTGGGAAGATGGGTGTAAACTACATAGAAGGTGTATTGACAAGATGGGGATGGGGATATCAATCAATTTCGCAAGAAAATGATGATGGGTTTGATGGCTTAATATATATAAGATCTAAACGATTTGAGGCGAAAGATAAAGAAAACCGGAGTAAACAATCTTGGGAGTTCACTGGTGGGTTGATTCATGTACAAGTAAAAAGTGGAGATACATACATTAGTAGTCGTAATAAAGATGAAATAAGGATCAAAATAAAAAACCTCAATGAAAAGAAGAAAATATGGTCTAGATCGTCTATTCCATGCATACTTGTATTTGTTTTTTGGGATCATAATGAAGTTGAGTATTCCTACTGGGCTGATCTTAAATCTGAATTAACTTATTGTGATAACAGTAGTACGCTAATAAAAATCCCCTTAAAAAATAGATTTATGAGATCCCAAGAGTGTAAGGGGCCTTTAAGACGACTTGCAAGGGTATCGGCCAACTATGCAGATAAGCCACTGATAGATTTATCAAAATTTGACTCATTAAGTGGTAAGCTACCTACAAGTCTAAACAGTAACCTAAATTGTTCTTTGAAAAAGAAAGGTATTGAATTCTATCAGAAATGGCGATTAATTGGGGCTACAAACCCTTATTTTGGTCCTGTTCTAATAAACAGAACTGGTTGGAGTCATATAACTCGACGAAATCGCCCAATAGCAAGAATTGAAGCAAGCTTTAATTTGTTACCTTTAGCAGCAAGAATTATAAATGATGTATCTACATGGCGAATGTTAACACCCGTACGACGGTATGATAATAGAAAGGATGGTTATGTTTGCTTTATAGATTTCGTTGGGTTAACAGCCAAAGTGAATTTAAAGAATCGCAACTCATCAGAAGTTATGGTTGTGTTAAAAAGGGAGAGGAGGTATAAACAGGGTGAAGACTGTTCCTCTGCGAAAACAAGATTATGGTTTTACACTGTTTATGAACCTGGAAGAGGAAAATAAATTGAGGCGGTACAATCGCGCTCAGGCTGTCCCAGACGTGATGCATAACACCACCGGTTCCAGAATTTAAGGATCTGGACCTTCAATTATGCGTGTACCGCCTTATGCAACAATACTATAAAATTATTAAACGTCAAGATGTTCAATAAGATTTGGGCTTTCATGCCACAACACGAAAGTTCATTTTATAACGTCTAAAGCTTTCACAATGTCCGCTTTTCGCAGCTCAAAGCGGACAGTCATATTTGATTGTATTCTGGCTACTGGAGCCTCAGTTAGAGTCTGAGATAGTACAAGTAATGATCGATTCAACTCTCTCCCACCATGCCTGGTAGGCTTTACGCTGTTCTTCTAGATAATCGCTCTTATCATAAACTTGCCATACCCCTGGCAGTTTATGGCCGAGCATTATTTCTGCAATATGAGGCGCAGTAAGATCAGAAAAGTTTGTTCGTGCTGTTCGCCTCAAATCATGAAGAGACCAATGAGGGAATTGATACCCCAAACGCCGCCATGCGTACTGCATTAAATTGTAAGGCAGCGACTGCAATGATGTTCGTCCAACGGGTTCCCTGCTTCCTTCCTTAGTAAAAAGCATATCGGAACCATTGTTCATAGAGATAACGTACTTTATAAGCTCTTCAACCGGTTCAATAATGGGGCGCTTTAGCGGTTCGCCTGTTATATCCCCTGTCTTATGTCGTTCTGGCGGTACAGTCCATACCTTATTAATGAAATCAAAATCATCCACCCTAGCGGTAATTAGCTCTGAACTACGGCAGCCAAAATGCAGCAATAGTTTAATGAAGGCCCGGTATTTAGGAACCATTCGAGAACCATCGATCGCAGCATAAAGGATTTTAATTTCATCATGTGTCAGAAACCGTTTCTTCTGACCTTTACGGATATCCATATCTTTACCCGTGATATCCGACAGCGGGCGGGTTTCAATGAGCTTTCTCTTATAGGCCCAGACATGGGCCTGCTTTGCGTTAATTAGCAATCGGTCTGCTATTGCTGGAGTCTTAGTGCTAAGAGGCTCTAGGACTTCTAACCAATCATGCAATGTAGCTGCATCGTGAGGGATACTCCCGATTTTAGAGAACAGGTGCAGCTCAAACGAGCGGAGTATCTGTTCAGAACCTTTTTTATTTTTTACACAATATGCTTCATACCAGGCACGGATCACAGACTCTACCGTCATGGCTTCAGTAGCTTTTCGTTTTTCAGCCTGCTTGACCAATCGTGGATTACGGTTTGACTCAAGTTCGCCACGGAGACGGATAACTTCTTCTCTGGCCTCTTTTAATCCAGTTGCCGGGTAAGTTCCGATATCAAGGCGCTCACCTTTCCCTGCCCATTGATAACGATATTGGAACACTACGCGACCTTTCGGTGATACTCTGACAGACAGACCATCACGATCGGATTTAACCAAAACCTTATCACGTTCCTTTCCAACGACTGAACGCAACCACGCATCAGACAGCGCCAT